CTTCATCTGCATTCATTTTCTGTGTTGCATCTGCAATTACTTTTGCAACACGCTTCTCATCATTTGCACCACCATCAGTGATAACAAATACAAGAATTGGCTTTTTCCGATTTGTCAGGTACTGATTCAGCACATATTCCAATGGCTTATCAGTATCAGTACTTCCACCCGGAGTGTGCTCCTTGAAAATATCAGTTACCTTTTGAGGAGTAACATTTTCATGGAGTTTGAAGTTGTTGTTGTAGAAACCAACAGTGATGCCATCAGCATCCCACTTCTGAGCTTGCCGTGCCCATGTTTCTGTTTGTTCCTGAGCAGCTTGCCAACGAGACATTCCACCGGGCATGTCTTCTGTTCCCATTGAACCTGACTTGTCGATGAGAAGGATAATGTCGTACCCTTTCAATTGTTGTTCTGTCATAATCGTTATGTGGTTAACCCTACATCCCCACTAGGTTTTAAGTGAAATCTTTATACGAAATACGCTAATCGTACAGCAGCAACTACTGCTCCAACGACTAATGTAGCTACAATCCCTAATCCAAATCCAATCCAACGTGCTGTATTTATCTCATTAGCCTTCTCTTCTCCAATGAGTTTTCTTAATATATCAACACTTTCCTTAGTTGAATCAACCATATAGGTTGAAATTGTATCAACTAAATCAGGCGATATTCTTCCAGCCATCAATTCCTTCTTGAGGAATTCTACTAGCTTATCGGTTTTAGGAGTATAGAATTCCATTACTTATATTTGTTTTTTGATTTTCCTGCTTTCCAAACTGACGCTACTTTGATCTCCTTAGCAGCATTAGGTTTTCCATCACCTGTTGCACCAGCCTTCAGACCACTTGGATATTCAACTACTATCATTTTGGTAAACCAAATTTTACGTTTACCTCCGATTTTTCCTGCTGTTGCCATCTTAATACTTTGGAGGCTTTTGACCTCTTGCTTCTAATGTATAATGAGAGTTCAAGTATATATCATCGTTATTTCTTTCAATGATTGATACTCTACTCTCTACTTTCCTCTTGGGAAATTTCTTCTTCGGGTTTCCTCTATGTTTTGTCATAGGTAGTAAAGAAATACTCAGACGTTCAACCGTAGTCAACCTAAAAAGCCTATGGAACAATCTGAGTATTTTGGGGTTTAAAAGTGAAGCCGCTTAATTAATTATTCCCGCTTAATTGGGCGGGGACTAGAATAACCTGGATTGCCACACATATAACTTCGAGCTTCATGTTTCGCATACCATATTAACGCGATTAGAAAGACTCCAAATAGAAGCACGGTTCCGAATAACTTATAAAGAGGCGGTACATTACTGAATGGAATTGATTGTTCCTCAGGCGGTACTACAATTGTACCTGTTCCCCATCCATACTCAAGCGTTTGAGCATTGTCGGCAACCTGAAGGATTTCACCATTCGCAACATCAACATTCTTTACAACATAAGCCTTGGAGATTTGCTCCTTATGCAAACTCTCCTTGGGAATAAATGCGATTGTGAGACATAGCAATAACATTGCTATCATCCCGATAATTGTTTTTTTCATTATATGTATTGATCAGATTACGCTGATCACCGGTTTGTTTTGCTTTAAAAAGAGTAGTCTTTCAACTACTCTTGCTATTGCCATAGCGTTATTTATACTCTTCGACGTACTCCATGTACGCTTTCACATCTTTACCAAATGGTTGTACAGTAACATACACCTTATGTAATACTGCTCCATGGGTTTTGAATGTATTCCTGACCATTGCAGCAATAGCTTCACAAAGACGTTCACATGATGTGATTTTCTTTGTTGCAGTTTGTACTGCATGATCTACTCTTACATGATCAATTACAAATCCCTGTTCATCTAGTCTTGTACCACATACAGCTTTTATACTGTATATGTACTTCTTATGACCGGGAGCTTTACATTGGTTGGAGACACTTAATTTTGTTCTAAAGGTTCCTGTTCTGTTCAGTGTAAATTGTTTTTTCATTATTTCAGATAACCATAGTTAGCTAGCTTTTTACCCATGAACTCATATTGTTCAGCAGTAGCAGGCTTGGTATCTAATCCATTAACATATCTGTTGAACATACAGAATGCAGATGTAATGAGTACAGTGTCATGTATCTCTTCATCTCTTACACCAGCATGTTTACAGAAATCAATTGATTGTCTTGATGCCTTGACATTAAGTCTTACATCATTTGCTAACATTAACAAACTCTTTAGCCATAAATCTACATCATTTAGTAATGTATTGGCATTAAGACTTGTTGATAATTTGTTAGCTAATTCTCTATCTAGTGTTGCATTTTTAAATGCTTCAACATGTGAACGATAGCAGAATTCACAGTTATTTTCCTTCGATACATATGCAGCTATTAATTCAGCTACATATTGCTTGAGAGTTGATCTTCTCATTATTTGTTCAGCTAATTCACTCAGAGGTTTAGCCGTCTCTGGGCTGTACTCAAATAACGATACAATTCCCGGTTGTTTTAAACTTTCTAACTTTTCAAGGTAAGGCATAGGTATTTAATTTAAAGTTTAATCTTCTTTTGCAATGTACAGATCATACATTCCACCTGATCCAATTCTGTACCACCATGTTTTTCCATTATCCCAGGTTACTCTTGCCCAACCATATCCAGCATCACCTTTGTCATTCCTTATTGCATCAATTATACCTGTTTTAGCAGTTATAGCATCGGTATATATTCCATTAATATACCAAGCATGAGGTGATGGTTTAGCCCAATCAAGTCCTTTCTCGACTCTCATACCGAGCTGTGCATTATCAAGAGTGACTGGAATATTCTGATGTTCTGGTAATATGTACTCTTCTTCCCAATATGTCGTTGGCATAACTTGATTTTTAAAATAAAAAGATAACTGTTCTTCTATTTCGCATGATTAAATCATACTGGTCTTACAACCATCCCTCGTAGCTAGCATTAATCAATCCTAGTTTTGAAACCCCACTATAACCCTATAGAACATTATTACGAATGTGTAAGATTGGAGATTGATTAATTACTTAATATCCGACTAATATTAAGTGACAGGTCACGAGCTATCCCTGTAACAGTTATCTTTCTAATTACTTCTGTGCTAATAATTGCACTAATTGTTTTTTAATTCTTAAGCCAGGAAAGAACCCAGCTCTTACTGTGCCGATGTAGTCTTTCTTAACTTCATCAGACCTTCTTACATACTTAGATTGAGACATAGTTATCAGCTAATTCAAGAGTTCGCGATTCTGACAATGTTTTATAAACATCAGATTGACCAACAAAATCAATAATTGATTGCGGTAAATCCACAATAAAACTAATCTCTGGCATTCTCATTCTCTCTTTGATAACTGCTGTTTTGTCCATTTCTATCTTATCCTCTGTTAGATGATAGACAGCTAGTGAGCTTGGACAATCAAATTCTTGCATGAATCTATATGCCTCTTTTGGTAACATTACCATTACAAATCCATGTTGCAAGCCATCATCATCTCTCTTGAAATAATTAGCTCTTATCATAGCATTATTACCATCTTCTGTGTAACACACATCAGCTATTGGTATTACTTCCTTAACTGCTCTTGCTATCGGGCAATTCCGGGTCACGCTCTTGCTCCTTAGCGATATCCCACAATCCAGGGATCGCATCAAGACCGATTTCGTTACTTTTACTTTCAATTTCATCGAATTGGGGTTTTGGATTAATTTTTAAAATAGGTTTACTTATTGATTCCGCATATTTAATGCAGTTGTAGGTTCCACCTTTCTGGTCCCCATTATACACAGCTATTAGTAGATCACACTTATTAACCATATACTCATTACGTACATTCATTTTCCAAGCAGCATAACCAGGTGTTCCTGTTATTTTAATATCATGTGCTTTTGATAAGAGTTCTTTATAGAGCCTAACAGATTCAGGTCTCCATATTTTATCTTGTTCAGGAAATGGTACAATAGCAATCAATGGTATGTTATTTTCAATGGCTAACATTGCCCATATTGTATCAACACCTAAAGCCATACCAGATAACATTCTTGTTGGCTTTAAATCGTTAATAGTCTCTTGAAGCTTCTCTCTAATATGTTTTGACCAAGGACCATTCAAATCATATTCATAGTTTAATTTATCAGGTCTATGACCTGTAACTGCTAATACCATAGGCGTAAACAGTTTCATTTGATTTTTCATTGGCTAATGTTTTCATATTTCTCATGGTTTTTAAAGCATAACACATGTACCTTTGGCAAACATGTGTTAGCTCCTATCAAATCTACCTACGAGGTGTGTAGGCTGTAGTCTTTAGAACTACGATGAGATATTATCTTTGTCCAAAGAATGTAATTAATTCAGCATCAGTAAAACCTAATTCAGTGGCTTTATCCATTAGCTTAGTTAATGAGTTCTTTGCTTTTTCTTTAAACAATGTACTAAGTTGTTCACCTGTTATGGCTTGCTCCATTTGTTCCTCTGTCATTTCTTCAAAAGGACTAATTGTAGCTCCATATTCTTCAAGTGCTTTAAACTTATCATCAAGTGATCTATCATCTTTTAGATCAATACCTGAGATAACTGCATTACGTAGATTATCTGATATCATACATTTTTGTTTTAAAAAAGAAAGAGAGATTACAGTACGCATTCTTATTTTTTCAAGCATATTAATGCAAATGATCAGCCAACCCTCCGTCCGAGGTATAACTTTTCTTTCTCACTATAATTACTCTCTTCCCAGTTTCTTTTTACCGACTATTGGTTGGTGTACCAATATTGATGTGACCAACAGAAGATGCTTTAGCACGTTCAATTGATGCAGTACGTTCAAGATTAAGCTGTTGAACATAATTAGCAGCTTCAGCTTTAGCTGCTTGCAACTGAGCTTGTAAGCTGTTGATTGTTGCTTTATTCTCTGCTTCCTTAGCATTGAATTCAAACTCTTTCACTTTCATGTCAGATTCAAATCTATGCTTAGTGATAGCAACTTGTTTAGCAACTTCTTTGCTTACTTCAGCTTCAAGATTAGCCTTAAGATTTGCATTTTCATCAACAAGGCTGTCATAAACTTCCTCCTTGATTAATAGTGATGCATTCTCTTCAGCATACTTTGCAACAAAAGCAAGACGATCAGCTTTGTAATCAAGGTCAAGTTGAACTTGTGATTGTCTTTTCTTCTCCTGATATTGTACAGATAACTCATTGAGTGTCTGTTCTTTATCAGCTATTTGAAGGCTAAGCTCTTCAATAGTTTTAGGTAGTACAGCAAATTCATTGCTAGCTTTTACTAACAACGCAACCGCTGCTGATACACGGCTTGCTCCTTGTCCAATGATTTGCTCACTTGTTTTAGAGCCTTTTCTTTTGGACACAACTGTTTTTTCAGATGTTTCTGACATTTATTTTAATAGACTATTAATTCATTATAAGCTTCCTCTTTAACTTCAATATCAGAAATATTGATATCAACTTCACGAAAGTTATCTGCATCATACCAATTGTCTTTTGGCATTTCTCTTAATTGATACATACGCATTGTCTTTGTGGCAACACCTATGGATACAGTTACATTTATCTGTTTCATTTCATCACCAGTTACTTCATAGAGACAATCCTTCACTGGTTTTTCGCTAGCTGGAATTATAATATTGTCAGCAGCTCTCCAACTGTCTTCAACACATATTACTATCATATTAATTAGGAGGTTTAGTTATTGCTTCATACCATACAATTTGTCTTACATAACAATAGTCATAAGCTTCATGCCTATTATCATATTGATACCATCCTATACATCCATTACTATAGATATGTGGATCGTATGTTGTAACTATTGCTGTATCACCATTTACAAATACTATCATTGCCTTGTAAAGGGGATCAGGTGTAGAAGCTTTCTTGCTTCTACAACCTGATACAAATGATAACAATACTATGATACATGCTATAATAACAATATTAAGTATAGCATGTGCGATGTTTGATTTCTTCATAGTATTAGTTATACGTTGGACATGAATGATATCCTACTGATCCACATGATGTGGCAACCAACAGGATGATAGCTACTGCTACAACGATTGCAACAGATACCCAGCTATACTTTGTGTTTTCAGATACTTGTGTTTTCATAATTGTGTTTGTTTTTTGTTTGGCTTTATACTAATGCTTTCCAATTACAATTATATTTGATTATATAACTGTAATAGTTTTCTAATTCCTTTCCGAATGAGTCCGATACTGCGTTATTGGCTGGATAAGAGTACCACTTCTCATAAAATCTTGTATAATGATATTCAGAATAATCATTGTATACTACAGTGAGTATATCTGTTCTACTATTATACATTGCTTCAATTATGTGTTTGTTAGGGAATCCATCACCAAATACATAATTTATTATATGTCTAGCAAGATATCCTACTACTAGACCAGCTATTGCAAATAATATCTCAATCATTGGTTTATGTATTCAGTGTTGATATTATCTGATACATGTAACCTGCTGAAATCAATATCTTGCGGCTCTTCATTAACCATTGACAAATCAGCAGCTAATAATATAGCTGGATGATTCTCAGGCAAATGTTCAAATTCAACAGGAAATACCTGTATATGTCCATTTACCTTTTGTTTTGTTAATGGTTCAGCATTGATTTTGGCTTCTCTTTCTGCTCTGAATCTATTGTTAAAGCCTCTCAAACCACGCTTATCTTGTGAATCAATGACAACCTTGTCACCAACCACTATTTGAAAGTGAAAGAATGTCATAAGTTTATTGCTTTCTTAATTCATTCAATATTCTTTCAATTGGATTTCGAGATTCCTCAGCCTTGGCTTTCATGTACCCCATTAGTTCACCTAATTTGAATAACATTAGAGCTTGCTCATTGTCATTTGTACCAATTGAAATGACTCTTTGCATTAACTCACCTGTTGTCATTTCGGTGTTGTAATACTCCTTGTCTAAGATGCTGTGAGCTTCTTCGAGCATTATGTTTGTTCTCTCTTGAGATATACCAAGCTCTAGATTATAGTGATTGGTACCGCGCTGAATAATTGTGATTTCCATAGGTTTTTAGTATTTAGTTAGTGATATGTCAGTTATTAGTATTTTGTTATTTGAGGGTATTACAGTAACTGTATCTCCAGGATAGTATAATACATTACTATATAATACACTATCAGAGAGATTACAGTTCACGCACTTATACTGATATGTATAAGTAGGAACATTGCTAACTCTTAATAGAGTGCATGATGATATAAACATCATCAACAATAGTAATAGTATTATTTTCATATATTTAGTTAATTGGTTTCAAGGGAAAGAAATAGCTCTTGGCTAAGGACAAGAGCTATTTAAATTGTATATATTTACCCTCACGGGCGATTATGTTGTGGCATCCCACCACTTTACAAGGCTATTCGTCTTGTGGCTGTTCATAAACTAGCTTAATTAGCTTCTTAATCAATTTACTATTGCACACCACATGGATATGACATTGTACCTGAGGACGATAAAGCACAAGTGCCTGTTGCTCTTGGTTGAACTACTCCTCCTACGATAGCCATGGAGTACTGTACATAGTGATCTCCTTCCTTTTGATACCATGTGTCAGGTACATTAGAAGATGTAAGTAATAGTGTGAACAATGTCACACATACTAACTGAAGTATAGTTTTCATATTACTCTTATTCAGATTACGCTGTCTCCCGGTTACTCTTTGCTAGTTAGAGTTTCAATTGTTCTTTGATATGTTCTAATGCAGCTATTACACATTTAGCTCTATCAATATGGTCTTGTATTGTACCACCATCATCAGATTTAAATGTTACATTACTATCTTGATGAGGACTAGACATATAATATGTACCATCTATATAATTGAAATCTGCGTCAATTACTGCATTATTCATGGTGACTACAATAGTCTCCCATTTCTTTGTTACTATTGGCTTCTTCATTGCATTCAATTTAAAAATAAACTCTTCTGTCCAATTTCCAGTAGAATAGGGCGTAACGTGTAACTGTTTAAACTGACGCTTAACTTCAGTCCCCTACCTCTACAACAAACATTAACTGCTGGTACAGTTACTGAGTCTTGGTCGATACTATTACGCATCATGTTGTCGGATTACCCGTTGTTTGTCTTCAAGCAGAAGAGTTTAATAATATGGACAGCATTACCTTATATGCTACAACTGGTGATCAAACCCAGTGGTAAGGATCGAACTTACTTTCATCCAAAATATCTTTAAATATCAAATAGTGTGCATTACTACACCATACATACCTCTATTTGATATATCCCATGACCCCTTGTTAATTCAAGATTAAATATCCTGCTAAGGATAATGTCATGAAATCTCAGTAGGATGGGCTTACTGTTATTACTCTATTCATAGGACTATTAGCTATTATCAGCATTTCTGATCTTAGTAATATCCTCTTATCAATCTTGGCTTTCTTTGAATAGTTACGATTGATTATTTTAGCTAATGTTATAAATGTTCTCATGACTTTGGCTTTTCTTCTTTTACATAGACTTTTGTAAATGTCTTTACAAAGCCTACATTAGTTGATACGACTGTAATCTCTTGAATATCATTATCTTCCCAGAATGTCTTTAATATTGGAATATCACTATTACTGATATCCTCTCTGTATTTAGTTTCACCTGAGATCACTGATACTGATTTGACTACAACCTCTTTTTCATATAAGTTGTCCATATAGGTTTGGTTTATAGTTTTATGTTACAATTACCATTAGTAAATGGTTTATCACAATTACTAATACACTTAGCTATTGTTACCCAATAGTTAAGCTTTGGCTTTAGTATTGGGGCACAATGAGTAACAACACCATTTGAGACTATAAAGCCTGCACATAGATATGGTGTTGTTACTTGATATAAGCCATCTTTAACATTAGCCTCCATAAGCTAACATATTTCTAGCGCCTTGTTGAACTCTTAATATTTCAGCGTCTGCTTTTTCTAATTGTTCAATATATGACTCATGAAGTAATTCATATTCTTCTTCAATTATACCTGACTGGTTATCAGCAATGATAGTAGCAGCACGTTTATCAAGATGAGATGACACAAAAGTGTTATTGTAACCTTTGAATATGTCACCATCACCTAAAATCCAGACTGTGTATACAACTCTTCTCATAATAATATTGATTGGTTAGGTTAATACTAATATTATTGGTTATTTAAGTGAATTAATGATTTAGAGCTAATAAATCCTTCATTATCATAGCTCTACGTATTCTTTTATCCATCTTAGATGTAAAGTAATACATTCTATATGACCAACATAAAGCAATAAATCGTTTCATATTTTTAGTGATTGAGATATAACAAACTGACAATATGTCATGACAAAACATAGAACATGACAATATATCAGGGTAATGTAATGTATAAGTATGAGGGGAGCGACCCCTCATACAAAGTTCAACTACTTCTCAGTAGTCTGTTTTCCAGCACCTTCAGCAGCCTGAACCCTTGCAGGGGTTTCATTCTCCTTAACGCGACTGATCAACAGACAACGAGCCTGTAAATTCTCACGACCCGTAGGATCGTTAGGATTGATACCAGACTGGTAGCTGACGATTTCGACATTTACCTTCTCACCAGGGTTGAGGTTAGGCTTCTCAGAAGTCAGAGCAATACCGAAGAACCCTTCAGTTGCTCTGGTCTTACCGAATTCACCCTCCACCTCTTTCCAGAACTGGACAATTGTGGCAAATAGTTTCATCTTCTGTGATGGAACATCTCTAACATAGGCTACTTCACCTTGACGTAAACCTAATGCTAACGGTTTTGTGGTAATCATAAAATTATTGTTTTGTTTTGTTGAACTGACGGGGGACCATCCACCGCCACAAATAGGTGGGGGTCTTTGAAGGGGATGGTACACATAAACACCAACAATCCCAATTTTTTAAATTTTATAAAAATTTTTGGGTAAACTCATCTACCTTTGTAAAATGAAAAGAATACCAAGGAAACTAAAGAAAAAGCTTAAAACAGCTAGAATTAAGCATTTTGAGGCTTTACTAAAATCTAAGGGAGTAACCTTCAAGGAATGGATAAATATGAGTAAGGAAGAGTTTAAGAAAAGATTCCTGACAGAATGGCATACTAATAAATCTATAAAATTAACACCATCTGACATAGTGTCACGTTTCAGTGAATAGTGTATATTAATGGTCGTTTGACATATTGTCATGCTATACCTGACAAATTGTCATATACAAACACTTGACAATGGGTCAAATTTCCTATATTTTTGTAGGAGGAACGACGGAAAAAATATCCCAGGTATTACGAGCGGAAGCGAGTTAATGAGTCTAGCCCTAATATACCTACGCCACCCTGAAGGTGTGTCCAGCTCATAATGATAAAGAAGATCACCTTCGATACCTATCCGATAACTTTACATGTCTTCATAGATGAAACTGATGAAGCCATACTAGAGTATCTGATGATTAACCAATGTGATGATTATCAAGACCTTATAGATCACCCCCTATCAGACAATATGGAAGCTCTCTTCGCTTATGAAGAAGATGCCTCCGAAGTCTATTTACGCTTTAGAAACCTTAATAAGCTCGAAATCATAGCCCATGAGGCTCTTCACGCAACTGCCTATATACTCAGACATGTAGGTATAAGATTCTCCAAGAATTCAGAAGAAGCCTACGCCTATCTATTACAATATATAGTCGAGAATATACTTGACTAACATATACAATTTACATTAACTTTACGGTATGAAAAAAGTACAAACTGGTAAAGGACTTCTAGTTCAGATAGAAGAGAACGGAGTAAGATGTACCTATAAATCTGTAAATTATGAAGATATATGTAGTTTTGTAGATGACATGTATTATTCACAGTTTGATAAAGCTGATCCTGAGTGGGATAATAAAACCTTATTAAACTATAAGAAATGGAAAAAACGTCAGGGGTAATAACCCTAAAAACTAGACGAGGAGGGTTAACTTATGGTACCTCCCCAAAAGAAGAACAGGAACTTATAAAGAAGTTTATGGTATACGCAACAAGTACTGGTATAGCATTTTTTAACGATCCAACGGCAACAATTGAAGAAGAAGATAAGATTCCAGCACATAATAGAGATTTGATAGAATGGAAAAGGCAACGCGCTACAACGAAGGTAAACTTGAGTGGAGTTTAATAGACTATCCTAGTCTAGAACCCCTAGTTAAAGTACTAATGTTTGGAAAGAAGAAGTATGCTAGAAACAACTGGAAGAAAGGATTTGTAAAGGAAGAACTGCTAGATTCTCTAATGAGACATGTTCTAGCACTTCAAAATGGAGAAGAGTTTGATCCTGAACATGGATTACCTCATACAGCAGGAGTACTATTCAATGCCATGGCATATGAGTTTTGTAGAAGAAACAATAAATTTATAAATGATGAGTTACCAGATAGGACAGAAGATTGAAATAAAAGATAGCTCTGGTAAATACCAGAATTCAACAGAAAGAATCGAGAGACTAAACAATAGTTATATCTGGACTAAGACAATGAAGTTTGTTAGGAGTACCGGGGAATCAATCCCCAAGTCTCCATACAAGATAGAAGCAGACATTCATTGTAAAGCCTGTTATAACTGGGCACTTAGCCCTCAACGAGTTAAGTTTAAACGAGTAGATAAATATGAACGAAAACGAGTCACAAAGTATGGGTATGCCTGCGAAGCCTGTGGATACCTCAATGCAGAGGATTGAAATAGAGCATAACGGTCAGAAACTATGGATGGACTGGGATGAGTTTATAAAGCAAAAAGAATGGATGAAAAAGCTGGAAGAAGAGTATTGGGCAAGAGTTAATCCTTTATTTAGAAAACATGACAGACAAAAAGATTGATAGAATGGTATCAGACATAATCGAAAGAATAGATTATGATCTATGGAAAGAGTTGTATGTAGTAGATGAACCAGAAGAAGGTTATAATCATGAAACTGATGATCAATTACAATCAGATATTAGAGAGATAGTTAAGAGATACTTGAAATGAGAGGTAAGGTAAAGATAATCGAGACTACCGATTCCATGATATTAGAATCGTTAATCAATGGATTTATAAATGATACTCACAAGAGTATCAACACAATACATTATCAAGTATCTACAACCAGATCAGGAGCTAATACATATTCAGTTTTAATAAGTTACACTCATCATGAGTAATATAGAACCAATTAAAGACACGCTAGAGAAGGCATGTCGAGCGGCAACAGAGTTAATCAAGTCAGCAGGTAGAGAAGCTGATATACAACTAGTTGAATACAAAATAGATGATACGGTTAGTCTGTATCTAAAGTATAACGGAGAGATAGTCTATAAGAAAACCTGGGTAACCAGTGTGGACGAACTAACAGTAGATGAAGCAAGAGAAGTACTATTTGGCAGTTTATTAACTGAACTAGTAGCTACCTTCTGTATTATAGTTACTGAACATAGACAGTTCCAGACCACGAAAGGTCGGTAATAATAAGAGGTATTCCCTGTCTTTTGTTTTAGAAACCTTGTGAGTAAATTTACAGGTATTTAAAATAGAAGACATGGACATACTTGAGAGTGGGTACCTATATAGATTGAAGAGTTTCAAAGGATCGTTCCCACAAGAAATTAGATTTACACAAAAGCTTATAACTGGTGGATTTGTTGATGGTACCACTAATGAGGAAGTAGTAGATATGCTAATAGCTAGATTCTACGCTCTACAAGCTAAAAACCCGTCACCTGAGAATCAATGTGTTATTATAATGCTCAAGAGTGTTAAAGAGCTTCTTAGCAGAAGGTTAACCAAAAAGATTAAGAAAAATGAAGAAAGAGAAAAGAGTCCTGAAGATAAACGAGAATTTGACTCAGAAGATATATTTGCAGACCTTGAACGGTCTATTCGGTTTGACGCCTCAGGAACTAGAAGTACTAAATCTGCTTATAGAGACTGATCCGTTGATACCTTGCTCTAAAAAGGCAAGAAGGACTGTCAAAGAACAAATGCGTTTTAAGAATACAGTGGTAGTGTCTAACTATATAAAAGCCTTAAAAGACAAGCAGGCTGTTATTCAAACTGTGGATGGTTATAGGTTTAACCCAATGTTAATCCCCAGTAAAGACCAAAACGCCATTGAAATCGTATGGGAGCAGTCGTAACAAGATTTGTATACAAGACAATAGAAGAGGCTCTGAGTTATAGTAGCTATTACTCAGACCTTCTTACTAGTTATAAGAACATCTTTGATAGCACAATATATCTATCAGGAGATCAGTTCACATTAGAATATAAGATTTATGATTCCGATAGAAGAGAAGATAATTCAGGAAATAGCAAAGGAACTAGGTATCTCTCAGAGCCTAGCGCAGAAGATAGTCAAGACTCAGTTTGAGTTTGTAAAGCATACAATGGAGAAAGGGGAATTCGAAACAGTAAGATTACCTTACTTTGGGAAATTTACTGTTAAGCCCTACAGATTACAGAAAGTAAACGAAAATTATGGAACTTTTTACCATAGAAGAAGATCGAGTAGTGATCAGCCCGGAACTGAGGCTGGTACCACAGTTCAAGAAGATAATCCAAAGGGATAAAGATAGATTCAAAAGAAAAGCCCTTGACGAGTTAGCATACATATACTTTATGTGTGACTACAAATCCCCCTATAGTAATCAATCAGTAGTAGATAAAGAAGATCAAATCACACGATCTCTAAAACTTCTTGGTGAGGGCTACAAGCCAGATCAAGATGTAATAGAAGGTATGGATGTATACCTCAAGTTTCAGGAAACTCCCTCAATTAAAGCACTTAGATCAACCAAGGAAGCACTAATCAATGCTTCTAAGGTTATTGATGTTATGAATGAGCAAGTATCTGATGCAATGAAAGACCCAGATAATAGAGATATGGTTACTGCTGTAGATACTTTAGAAAAATTGCTTATCTTGTCGGAGAAACTTCCAAAGACTATTAATACAATAGTTGCTTTAGAAGAAAAAGTACAAAAAGAACAACACGAAAACTCAAAACTTAGAGGTGGTGGCAAAGCAGGACTCTACGAAAACTGACGGTTTCACTAAACTATGCGTCTTAAGGCTTATTAAGCATGACGAAACCGGTGAAACACTTAAAATTAAAAAATGGATATTCTTAGCTGAGGTCTTATCTTATGAAGAAGGACATTCAGCAGACTTCGACTGGGAAGGTGATACAATGTTTGTAGTATGTACAAATGAATGTTTCTACTGTGCTGGTTCAGTTGACGAGTTTAATAAGAAAATGGATAAATTTATTGAAAATCTAAATCTGTCGGAAGGTACCTGATGGGAGAGGGTAGGTGGTTCATGAAAGAATCTTAATTACTGAAATAGCCTACCCATTTTTAAAACATGATAACAAACACTCATAAATTCCAGGAAGCAGCTAAACACTTTGAAAAGTATGGTTACTACTGTGCTGCTCCTCCGGGAACCTTTGATCATAAACGATTCTGGGATGAGGAAACTAGACGCTGCCTACATGGATATACAGTAGATGGTGTTACAGTAACAGGTTATCATTATTTCTATTTAAACTATTGTCCAATTCTTAGAACAGTAGTTGAGTCCTACGAGATCACAGAAGGACGTATTGCAGCAACAAAGAAACTAGCCTTCCCAGCCTTTTGGGATGGAGATCATAGATACTACACATTTGTAGATGCTGCTATTAAAGATGGTAAACATGTAGTCGTACTTAAAGCTCGTGGTAAGGGTTACTCATACAAGGGTGCCTCTATGGCTGTCAGGAATTACTTCCTTAAAAAGGGTAGTAAGAATTTTGTACTTGCATCTGAAAAAGAATATCTAATCAAAGATGGTTTCCTAAATAAGTGTTGGGATTATATAGCTTTCATAGATGAAAATACCCCATGGACTAAACGCCGTCAGAAGGTAGACAAGGATATGCACAAACGTGCATCATACATTGAATACAATAACGGTGTTCCAGTAGAGAAGGGTTACAAAAGTGAAATCATTGGTGTGTCTCTTAAAGATGATCCAGATAAGGGTAGAGGTAAACGTGGAGAGCTGATCTTCTTCGAGGAAGCTGGTAAATTTCCCGGACTACTCGAAGCATGGTCAGCAGCTAGACCTTCTGTAGAAGATGGTAAAGCAACTGTAGGTACTTTAATTGCATTTGGTACTGGTGGTGAAGAGGGATCAGACTTCGAAGGCTTACGTGAGATGTTCTACTCTCCGGGTGGTTATAATATATATGCCCATGATAATATCTGGGATGAGGGAGCAGGAGGAACAGCTTGTGGATATTTTGCACCAGCTTATGAGAATGCTACTGGTTTCATGGATCAAGATGGAAACTCGTTCGTAAAAGAAGCAATAGCCTTCTATGATACGGAAAGAGCTAAGATTCGTAAGGAAGCTAAAGACCCTACACAGATAGATAGATTCGTAGCAGAAAATCCTAAGACCCCTAGAGAAGCTATGTTGAGCTTAGGCTTGAACAATCTTCCTGTTGCAGAGTTACAAAGCTGGCAGAACTATCTATACGCTCATCCACATCTTATAAATATGGGAGTGGCTGGTAGATTAGTAAGAACACCAGAGACTATTAAGTTCATGCCAGATGATACTGCTAAGCCTATCTATAAGTTCCCACATGAGCAGAAGGCGGATAACAGTGGTTGTATAGTACAATATCAGGCACCATATAGAGATCACGATACTGGTAGAGTTCCTGCACATATGTACATAATCTGTCATGACCCTTACGCCCAAGACAAAACAACTGGTTCAGTATCACTCGGTGCAGCGTTTGTAATGAAGCGCCCCAACAATCTTTCTCAACCAGACGATATGATTGTGGCATCATATATAGGGAGACCCAATTCTACAGATGAATACAATGAAAACCTATTTAAGTTAGCTCAGTACTATAATGCTAAGATAGGATTTGAAAATGATAGGGGAGATGTAATAAGCTACGCTAAGCGTATGAGATTACTTCAATATCTTGAAGAAGAGTTCGAAATTGAGTATAATTCTAATATGCCTAAATCTTCAGTTAAACGAGGGTACGGTATGCATATGACTCCTCAACGTAAAGCTCAAGGTGAGTTATATTTAAGAGATTGGCTAAAAACTCAGAGAGGGCGGACGATGAATGGTGAATATAAACTAAACATGCATCTTATCTATGATCCAGCACTCCTTGAAGAGTTGATTAAGTACAATAGAGATGGTAACTTTGACAGAGCTATGGCACTTATGGTCGGAATGTACTTCCTTAAAGAAATCGAATATAAGCAACGTGCTGTAAAACCTGTAAATGACGATAGTAGGAGCTTTTTCAAGCGAATCACTGAATTCTATAAGTAAATAATGGCTACAAACATATACGGCTTTCCAAAGCAGAAGATATCTAACAAAAAAAAGGATGAAGAATTCCACATTCTTTGTGCAGAAGCTCTCATCCGAGAAGCTTCGTTCAATGCCTCTGATAAGGCTCATCTCAAGTCGCTATATGACGCTGCTAATAATGAGTTGGATGATAAAATGTACAAATACGTTACTAATCCTTACAACTCGGAAATGTTTAAAAAAATAAACTTTCCAGCTAGAATTCGTAACTATCCTATACTCTCTCCAATTATCTCTCTTCTTATGGGAGAGAAATCTAAACGTCCTAAGAACTATCAAGTTGTAGCTACTAATGCTGATTCAGTTACTGAAGCTCAAAAGGCACAATTTCAACAAGCTCTTGAAGTTTATCAAAGAGTATTTATCAATGAATTAAATAAGATTGAAGAATCTGGTGTACCAGATCAAGATGTACAACAACCTAAACAGGTTCTTGAAGAGATGTCGGCTAATCCTGCCGATAAGCGTGCTATTGTAGGACAAGAAGCACTTGACTATATCTTATACGATAATGAAGTAGTACATCAATTTCAGAAGAGTTTTTATGACTACACTGTAGGTGGTGGATGCTTTACTTACAAAGATGTAGCTCATGATAATGTTGTATATGAAGAGGTTAGTCCCTTTGATATAGATGTTAAGAAAGGTCCAGAGACTGAATATGTAGAGGATGCTGAATCTGTAGTTAGACGTAAGTTACTTACTGTCTCTCAGGTTGTAGATAGATTCTATGATGTTCTTAAACCTGATCAGATTGATGAGCTTGAAAATCCATCTCAACACAGAGAAGGTGGATTCTTTACACCATTCACTTCCAACTACGATAACTCTCAGTATCTTGAAGAAAGACTTATTGAAGTAGTTCATTGTGTATGGAAGAGCTTTAAAAAGATTGGTATCTTAACCTACATGGATGAGTTAGGTGTACTCAGACAAATGGAAGTAGACGAAGATTACGTCGATGACGAAGGTGAGGATATATATTGGATTTGGGTATCTGAAGTAAGAGAGTGTTATAGGATTGATAATAAATTCTATGTAGATTATGGACCTACCAAGGTTCAACGTACAAAGATGGATGATCTGTCTAGTTGTAAGTTACCTTATAATGGCATATTCTTCTCTAACAGACATTCTAAGAACAAGTCTCTTGTAGAGATAGGGTTACCATTCCAGATTCTATATAACATATTCCATTATAGATTCGAACTTACCATGGCTAAGAATAAGGATAAAATTCTTCTTATGCCTATTGATGCTATACCCAAAGAGGATGGATGGGACTTGGATAAGTTTATGTATTATGCAGATGCTATGGGCTTTGCATTTATAAATCCTACAGATGAGGGTGTAAAAGGATTTAATCAATATGCCATACTAGATGGTCAATTAGGACAATATGCTAAGTCCATGATTGAGATCATGACTTCCATTAAATACGAATGGGAGGAAGCAGTGGGCATTACCCGACAACGTAAGGGCGAAACAACTGCATCAGAAACTGCTACAGCCAATCAGGAAGCAGTGTTTCGTTCTTCAGTAATCACTGAGGAAGTATTCCGTAAGTTCGAAAAGTTTGAAGAGCGTGAGCTACAAGGCTTACTTGACTGTTCTAAACTAGCTTGGGTTAATGGTAAGAAGTCTATGTATGTCAATTCAGACATGCGTGCTGCTATCCTTAATATTGATCCTGTATCCTACATGGAAACAGAGATGTCTGTATTCGTTAGAAACTCTGGAAAGGAACAAGAAAAGTTCGAGTTTTTAAAACAGAATGCAATGGCTGCTATGCAAAATGGTTTACCTCTTTCTGCTGTAGCTGATCTACTTGAAGCTAATAATTTCTCTAAAACTAAAGACTTGATTCGTAAGGCTGAGGAAGCACAACAACAGGTTGAACAGGCTATGGAGAAACAGAAGAATGACATTGAGGCACAGGCATTACAACTTGAGCTACAACTTAAACAAGCTGAAATCGAAGAAGGTGATAAACAACGTGCATTTGAGGCTGATCAGAATGAACTTGATAGGCGTAATAAGATTGATATTGAGATGCTACGTGCTGCTCATGGTCTTGAAGCTGATAATGATATCGACGATGATGGAATACCAGATGCTACAGAAGTTCTTAAGATTCGGAATGAGCAGTTGGGTATGTCTATTGACGATAAGCATCGTACAAGGGAGCTTGACATTAAGCAACAGGATGCGAATACGAAGGAAAAGGATGTTGCACAAAAGGCTGAAATAGAGAAGCTGAAGATTGAGCAGGAGAAACTGAAGATTAAGAAATCTGAAGTTGATATCAAGAAGACTCAGGAATCAGCTAAGGCTGCCAAGGAGAAGGCTACCATTCAAAATCAGAAGGCTAAGCAACAAGCGAAGAAGCCAACTGGTAAAAAGTAAATATAAGTAACGGTTTTATATTGGTATTTTATATTACATTATATAAGTCTAATTTTACAGGAATTAAAGAAAACAAAACATGTCAGAAGCTAAATTTGACCTAAGAAAGGTCTCCTTTGAGGATATAGTTACCGGAAATGGTCCAAATACACCTCAACCAATAAAGAAAGATGAAGTAGTTATTCCCGCAAAACCAGACGAACTGGACGAACCGGTAGATACCACTACAACTAATGATTCAACTGATGGATCAAATACTCCTGATGGAGAAGGTTCAGAAGGCTCATTCTATGAAGATTTAAAAAAGATCATAGGCTACGAAGTAGAAGGTGAATTTGATGAATCAGTAGAGGGAGTGGCTGAATATACTAAAGCAATAGCCGAAAGAATCGCTCAAGATGAGATTAAAGACTTATTTGAGAGTTTCCCTGATGTAAAGGAGTATTTACAGTTTAGGTTAAACAATGGCGATCCGGCTAAGTATTTTGAAGCAAAGTATGGTGACGTAGATTATTCTAAGTATACTGTAGATGAAAAAGACGAAACTACACAAGAAGTAATTGTTCGTAAACATTTAGGTCTACAGGGATTTAGTGATGAAGAGATTAACGAAGCCATTAAAGACTATAAGGAAACAGGATTACTGTATAAGACAGCAAAGAGAGCTTCCGATAGACTTATAGATTCTCAACGTAGTAGACGTGAAGAAATTACTGCTAAGCAAGCTGAGACAGCAAGGAAGCAGGAAATCGAACGTCAAGAAGTAGTCGCTGAGATATCACACGTAATTGAAAAAGGATCACTTCACAATCTAGTGATTCCTGAAAAAGATAGAAAAGAGTTTAGAGCTTGGTTGCTACAAGCAGACGGTAAGGGTCAAACTAGACGTCAAGCAGCAATGAACAAACTTGAACTCGCGCAGAAACTTGAACTTGAGTATTTAGTTTTCAAAGGATTTGATCTAAAGGACTTGGTTAGGAAAGAAGCAACACAAACTAAGATTGACTTTCTAAAGAAAGGAATAGGTACTAAAGGGTCCAGATTATCTGGTACAGGCGTATCTAAAACGACACCTAAAAAGAATGCTCTTGAAGGTATCAAACTTTCTGATATAGGATTATAATAACTTTCTGACTTATAAATTTTAAACTAAAAACTCATGGCGGCTGAAAACATTTCAAAGTTACGTCTTTATCAAGATGTATTTAATGCTGACGGTATGACAGATGAGAACAGCCTTGCTGCGGCATTGCTTACTCAACCTGATCTGCTTTCACCAGTAATTACTCACCTTGCAGGACGTGAAGACAAACGCTTCCCTCTGTCATTCCTTACTGAAGGTATGAATAGGGTTCGCGCAATTAATGATATCGAATATGATTACCCAGTAATCGGTCGATTGAACAAAGCTGTAGCTGTTGCTACAACTGACTATATCACATCTGACAAACCAGGTGTAGGTAGAACCTCTTTCAGAGTAAAGTTTCAAGAACGTTGGTTCGTAAAGGACTACTTGATTGAATCTCCATCTTCTGATTTTCAATGTAAAATCGTTGACGATCCATACCAAGAAGGTAACTATTGGGTATATACTCTTAAGCTATTTGGCGCTAGAGAAACTGACTATGTAACTCCAAGTGAGTTAGAAGCTGGTAAACTCTGGGCACAATTGTTTGCTCCTGTAACCGCTTCTGGTTCAAGAGGTAATGAGTCAACCTGGATGGCACCTAGCCGTATGAGGAATCAAATCACTCATATCCGTAAGTCTTATCGTTACGAAGGTAACATGAACAACAAAACCGTTAACGTGGAACTTCCACTTCCCGGTGGTTCAACTAGACTGTGGATGGATTTTGAGGAATTCCAACATATGCTTCGCTGGAAGGAAGAATGTGAAACTAACTATTGGTACTCACGGTACAATAAGTTCGAAGGCGCAATCTCTGACTTCGGTGATAATGGTAAAGTAATCCCAGTTGGTTCTGGTGTACTTGAGCAGATTCCTAACTATACTACTTATGCTCGCCTTACAGCGACTAAGTTGAAAGAGTTTGTTAGAGATTCTCTGTTCGGAGCTTCTGATGCTACAGACATGAATGTGACTCTGTTCACAGGTCTTGGTGGATTGGAAGAATTTGATAATGCAATGAAGTCTGAGCTTTCTGCTCAAACCTATATCAAACTGTCTGATAACAAGTTTGTAACAGGTTCTGGACGTAATTTGCAACTTGGCGGTTTCTTCACTAGCTATCAGCATATTGATGGTCACGTAATTACTGTACGTCACCTTCCTTTGCTTGACCATGGTGTAAGAGCACTCAAGTCTGATAAGCACCCTGTAACAGGTCTTCCTCTTGAAAGCTATCGCATGATCTTCTTAGATATGTCTAGCTATGATGGAGAACCTAACGTTCAAATGATCACTCAAAAAGGTCGTGAGATGTTGCGTTGGGCAGTTGCTGGTGCCACAATTCCTAAAGGATTTGATGGAAACGCTCTTAGAGCTTCTGATATTGACGGTGCATCCGTTCACTTCATGAAAGCTTCTGGTATTAACATCCGGAGAGCAACTAATTGCTTGCACGCTGAGTGTACAATTAGCTAATCATAAAGGTATCCGGTGGATGGACTTAACTCCTAAAAGCTGTTACATCTGTCCACCTCCCTTTATTCAAAACTAAAAAATAGAAAATACCATGCAAGAGAGAATCGTTTACATTCGCAGAGTCGAAAAGAATGATAAAACAAGATTACCGAAAGACCTTCTAATGGATTCAAAAAGACCTATTGGAGCTTCGTATAATAAGTTTGGTCAAATCCTGAAAGGCATTACAGGAGAAGAAGAGAAGAAAATTATGCCAGAGATTATAGGTATCTCAGTATCTGATCCACAATTCTCCAAAGCTTGTGAAGCATTTTGGTGTAATATTACAATTCCAATTCCTCCTGGAATGGGGATTAAGTTAAATGTAGGTCTTGATGCTAATGGCTATCCAGTTGCTCCTATGGATTATGCAAAGTATAAATTTGCTAAAGCTCACAGAAATGTAGCACCAGAGGAAAATGTAGATGCCAACCCCTATGCACTGTTTTATATTCATGATCCAGTAAGCTCTACTCTTAAGAAGGCTAGTGAACTTGATCTTAGAAATAAAGCTAAGCTTAAGTATCTTGAACTTATCCAAGATGAAAAGCGTATGGATGATGTACTTTCTGTATTGACTTCATATCGTAACCCAGCAATTTTAAGCTCGGATGATAAGAAACTTATTCTTGAATCTGAATCAACTAAAAAACCTGTAGAATTTGTTAAAGCAGTTGAAGACGATAAATTAGCTATTAAGAGCTTTGTGTATCGTTGTATCAATGCAGGTGTATTTAAGGAATCAGGAACAAGAGTTATATATGAGGATGAAATCTTAGGTGATGATATGTCTTCTGCTGTAGCGTACTTAAAATCTAAAGAGGGTTCTAAAGTACGAGTGTCAGCCGAGGGTAAGCTCTCACAATGGACACTTACTAAATAATAAATGACTCCAAGAGAAATACACATAGCAGTAGACCTCGGTTTGCAAAAGCTGGGGTCTTTTGCTTATGATAATATCAAAGCAGAATACATTGATTATGTGTTTAATCGTATGGGGGATCAGTATATTACTGAGAAGACCACTAGACGAAATGATCCTAAGCAAGCAGGCTTTGAGGATAATATAACAAGACTTTCCACTATTCAAGAGCTTATTACCGAAAGTTCTATTACTGTTTTTAATCAAACAACTAACCGTAGACAATATTCATTACTCCCATTTAATTATTTATCATTTGTAGAGGCTGAAGCTAATATTCTTGCATCATGTACTAATGATGCTGTAGTACCTACTAATGCTAATATTACAGAGTACGTATCTATAGTTCCATTTAAAGCTTCTAATTTTGTAGGATATACTGGTAATCCTTTTGCTAATACAATTGTTTATAAAACAATAGCAACAGTAGATACAGCTATATTCACATTTTCTGATTATGCTAGCTCTCTGTCTGATATAGAAGAGATATTTACAGTGATTAATCTTATCACTCAGGAAATTAATAGAACTCAAACAGACATTAAAGTATACTGGCAATATTATAGAGATACTTATGCTCCTGATAGTTTTATATTCGTAAGCACTAGTGCTACCTATGCCTCTCAATCAATGAAGGTTCAATATTATACTTCAGCAACTGGTACAGGTTCATTTACATCAACTGTGTATACTAGACCTACAACAGCTACAGGAAGCTTTGCAGAATCATTTACAAACTGTAGATTGTTATCAAATGAGGAGACTTATCATATACAACAGAACCCCTTTGGTAAATCTGCTCCTGAATCTCCTATAATTAATATCAAAACTAACAAAATAGAGATTTATATTGACGAAAGGTTTATATTAAAAGGTCTGACTTTGAAATATATTAGGAAACCTCGGAGAATGAGTCTACCTTTGAACCAGAGCTACGAAATTCAGGATATTAGAGCACTTGAGAAGATTATAGATATGACAGTGGAATACCTATCAGCAACTATAGAATCACAAGGTTACCAAGCTTTAACACTTGAAAATCAGCAACGAGACTAAACTTTTAACTTTCTCATAAACAATGGCACAAAATCAAATTCTAATTGGCAAAAACGTCAATTACGCGGCTTCAAAAGCCTCTACGACTGCTGATACAGCAACGTCACCTGAACTCCTGAAAGATGGAGCTATCGGTTTCTATACTGAAACCGGAACCCTTATTCCTGCTGCTGGCACTGGTATGTCCACAGCAACTCGTTTCTTCATTGCACAAGGAACATCAACCGGATGTATTGTTACTCCGATTCTTGACAAGCGTTCTACTTTGAAGACTAAGTATAACAAGGATTATACTGCACCTGTACGTCAGGTATCCTATGTTGGCTATAATGGCTCAACTGGATCACTTGCAACTCCATCTATCGCTAATGATGATGAAGCACTCATTAAGATCATCGAAACTACTGTTGGTCGTCAAGTATTTCCTAAGCAGACTTATACTGCTATCTTGGATGCTTCTCAGACTGATGTAGACATCGCTGCTGAATTGGCTTATGAAATCAACAACGTTGCTTTTGCAACTCAGACTTCTGATTTCGTAGTTGCTGAAGTAGTATCTGATGGTACTTTATCTAACTATGCAATCACTGGTACAACTCCTACTGTAACCTTTACAAATGGTTCTAGAGTAGTTACTCTTGGTGGAACAACTCCTACTATTGACGTAGCTGTTGGTGACTATATTAAGTTCAATGCTTCTGCTACTCCTACTAACGCCAATGGTGTTGTGTATAAAGTAACAGCAATTTCTGCTGGTGTATCTTTCACGCTTGATCGCGCTTTTGAAGGAACAACTCAGACTTTGACTGAAGCTGAAGGTGAAGGCACTAGACTTAAGAAAGTTGCTTCTATCACTGAGGCTGGTGTTCGTTTGACTTCTGCATCTGATGGTAAGCATTTTAGACTTGCTGTTGGCGGATCAATCGAGGATGCTACAATTACGTATACTACTCCATTTAACCCTGGTTCTGGAACTTATGCTCAAGTATCACAGCTTGAGAAAGATTTTACCGGAGCTTCACGTGGTTCTTGGAACAAAGTAGGTCCGTATGCAACATATGGAACTCCTACTCTGTACGCTGATTCTACTGCTACTTATGATATGTATAATATCACAACTATCAATCAGAATAAAGACAAATCAGGTATGGACGGATCAATAGGTGTACCAATTTATGTGATCATAGCAAACCATGCGTCTGCTACGACTGTAAATACTGCACTTGATACCATCACTGCTGCTATCTAATTTCTAAACTTTTCATAGAGTCCCTAGCATAATCTCACGGCTTCTTGGGACTCTATTTTTTAAACTAAACTCAACATGGCTTTAGTATCTGCACTTTCTGCACTTTCCTTTTCTTCCGATGCCGACACAGCAACTATCACTGATGCAGTGGTATATGGTGGAGCTAATCCTTTGCGTGATGCTGTAGCGGTATTTATAGAAGGATGGAAGATGGATGCTGATAGTGAATCTACAGCCATTACTATTACCAACACAGCTCCTGATTCTGCTACAACATGGACATTCGAATCAGATGAAGATGGTTGGTATAAAGTAAGACAGTATATTATTCCTAATTGGAATATACTTACTGCATATACTACTGGACAGGTAGTATATTATACTAATGGTAATGTATATAGAGCGATTGCTTCTTCTACTGGAAATTTACCAACTAATACTACTTATTTTACTGAAGTTGAATTCAATGATGCAACTGTAGATGATGCTAACAATGTTATTACAGGTTACAAAGATTATCTAGTTATTGAACATGGTAAGAAGTGTGCAGGTGAAGCAGTGGCAGCATGGTCTAAGGATGAAGATTGTGGATCATGTAAGAAGGTAGAACTTATGGCATCATGGTTACAAAAAGATGCACTTGTATATGCAGCAGAGAGATTCGCTGCGATATCATTATTTAATAAAGCTGAAGCAATAGCACGTAAACTTGAAACATACTGTGAATCATGTTAAACCCGAATGGAGCAGACATATATTCAGCAGGCTTAACAGACTTTGCTGAACTAATTTATGAAATAGTAGTCACAAAGGCTCCGAAAGGGACGAACGTTACTAAAGATTGGGAAAAAGTTTATAAAATATTACCAATACTACATTCACTTGCTAATGTAGATTATCTTGAAGACGACGAAGCCAATGCGCTTTATTCTTGTCTAGTTGAACTCCTCGAAATATACGATACTACTGGTTATCCTACAGTCAATCAACCTGATCCTGTTATCACTAATCAAGGTCCAGCAGGTCCAGTAGGACCAGCAGGTAATGATGGTGCAGACGGAGTAGACGGTACTGACGGAGTATCAATAGAATTCCTAGGATCATTTGCTTCTGCTCCTTTAACTCCAACACTCAATCAAGCTTATAGAGATACTGTACTTCTTCGTACTCGTGTATGGGATGGTTCTCAATGGCAAACAATGAATCTTGATGGTTCTACTGGCGCAGCAGGAACTAACGGTACAAATGGTACCAATGGTACGAATGGTACTGACGGTAAAACTATATTAACTGATACAGTCAATCCTACTGGTGCTGTAGGCGTTGATGGTGATTTCTTTATAAACAGAACTACATGGCAGATATTCGGACCTAAGACTACGGGTAACTGGGGATTAGGAACTGATTTAATTGGTGCTGATGGTTCTGATGGTATTAATGGAACGGATGGTGTTGATGGTGCAGATGGAACTAACGGAGTTGATGGTGTTAATGCCTACATCTATGTAGCATATGCAGATGATGCTACCGGCTCAGGATATATTCTAGTTACATCTAATGATGATACAGCGGCTCTTTCAGCATTTAATGCTAATAAACCATACATAGCAGTACTGGCTTCAGTAACAGCTATTGGAACCACAGTATCGTCTGCTTCCTTCTCAGCTTTATGGACAAAGTATAAAGGTGATGGAGACAGATGGTCTACTACTTCAACAACTTCATTAACTATTGGTACTGGTAATCAGATATTAATAGTTAATCAAGATTTAGCTTATTCTACAGGACAACGTGTAGTTATAGCTGTTGATGGTGATCCTACTAAAATGATGGAAGGTTATGTGGTAACATACAATCCTACCACTGGTCAGATTACTGTTGATGTGGATACAACAATTGGTGCTGGTACATATTCTATATGGGATATAAATCTTCAAGCATCACTCCCTGACTCTAATGAGTTTCCATTCTCTAATCTGGATGTTGATATTGGTACTGAAGATGTTGATACAGTAGCTACTTCACTTGCATCAAGAGTTGAATGGGAGTATCACATTGTGAAGGGTGCTAATTCAAGAAGTGGTACTATTATAGCAGGACTTAATGGTTCTAACACTGTGGCAGTAGATACTTCAGATGATATTGGAACTGTAGATGTTGAATTAGATGTAGATGTATCTGGTGGTAATATTAGACTCAGAGCTACAGCAACATCAAACGATTGGATTGTAAGAGGACTTAGACGAATAATTTCTACGTAATGAGGATAGCAGCTAAAGGTTCAGCAACGAATATTAATATAGATATAGTACCTAAAGGTACAGGTGTCTTTCGTGTGCCTACTGGATATGAGGCTAATATAGCTAGTGGTAGAGATTTACTCAATAGAGAGTATTTACTTACCATTGCTAAGACATTTACAGCTAAGCAAAGCTTTACACAAACAGCTACTACTGGTGCTATCAATATAGTACCTACTTCTGGTGAACCATCTGCCTTAGTTAATGGTGATATCTGGTATGATTCATCTCTTAATAAATTTAGAGCTTATCAGAATGGTGCAGCTACTGATCTTATTGGTGCATCAGGTGCATCAACGCCTTTTTCTGATGCAGCAGCATTAGTTAAGAATGCAGCAGATAATACTAAATTAGCTATATTTTCAGCAGCTAGTATTACTACTGCTACAACTAGAACCTATACCTTACCTAATACTAACGGTACACTGGTTCTCGCAGGAACAACTTTAGCTCATTATGGTATTACGGATGCTCTTTCTACAGCTCTTACTGATGGTAGAATCTTTGTTGGTAATGTATCTAACGTAGCCACAGGAGTTGCTGTATCTGGTGACTTCTCACTTACAAATGCAGGTGCTGCAACTGTAACAGCTATTAGGAATAAAACTATTACACTTGCTACTGGTTTCTTAAAGTATTCTGGCTCTGCTTGGACATTCGATAATTCTACATTCCTTACTGCTAACCAAACTATTACACTTACTGGTGCTGTTACTGGTTCAGGTGCTACATCCATTGCAACTACCTTAGCTACAGTTGCAGCTAATAAAGGAGGTACAGGATTTACATCATATGCAGTTGGTGATATATTGTATGCTAATACCACATCCACTTTAGCTAAACGTGCAGCAGTTGCTACTGGATCAGTTCTTGGTTCTGCTGGTGTTGGTACTGCTCCTGCGTATCTATCTGTTACTAATGGATTAACTGCTGATACTACTACAGTTAAACTTGGTGGTACACTAGTTAATAATACAACCATTATAGGAGCATTTGATCTTAACTTAGGTACTGTAGCTAACCCACTCGTTAACATAGGTATCTATGCCGATACAGATTCAGCAGGTACTCTTACAATAGGAACAGCATCCAGTGGAGTTATAGGATCGTATATACTTATAGATGATAATACTGTAGGTATTAATATGGCATCTGTTGCGGATTTTAGTCTTGGTACTGCAACTGGTAATGTTAATGTGCAAGCTGGGCAAGATTTTATTTGTAATGCTGGTACTGCAATAGCTTTTGATTCGTCTGATTTCTTTACTGTATCAAATAATACTGGTACTACCTTTTCCACACCATCATTCCATATTGATGGTTCATTAGGTTCTGCTGATTTCTTACTTGATGGAAGTGATATTACTATTACGATGCCATCAGGTGGTACATTTTTAATTGAGGCTCCTGCAATATTTCAGGTTGAAGATAGTACTGGTGGATTAATGCAATTGGTAGGTGGAACACTTAACCTTAGTGCTGACTTAAATATAATTGCTTCAGGTAGTTTAGCTACATTAGCAAATTTAACAGTTAATGAAGATGCTAGCTTTGCAGGACAATTCGAAGTAATTGAAACAGCTAGTTTTTATAAAGCTGTAAACCTAACCTACAATGGAATATACGCAGAAGAAGCTACTGAAGGTTTAATTCAATATAATGCAACGACTAATAAATTCCGTGCTAACGAGGGTGGTACATGGAAAGATGTAATAGGTACAGGAGGTGGATGGGCTGTAACTGGTACTACTACTTTAACGGGTAACTGTCTTATAGATGGTACAGGTCTCAATATAGTATTTGGCGATGCGGGAGATAAGGTAGGTAACTTTGAAGTTCACTCTGATAGTGAGATACATCTTATAAATGAGAGTTTAACTCTTATTACTACTAGTAATGGACCAACTGAGTTATATTATCAAGAGGGTCTTGGTCTTAATGGAGCATTCCAAATAGCAGGCGGTCAAGGACATATTTACATTGCAAATTTAACTACTGCACCTACAAGTAACCCAACTGGTGGAGGATTCTTTTATGTACAAGGAGGAGCTTTAAAATTTAGAGGTTCTTCAGGAACAATAACAACTATAGCTAACCCATAATGATACTAGCTAACGCAAATACTTTAGGTAGAATTATAGGAGGTGGAGATGGCGCGCCAGCTAACGCTAAACCTACTATTAGTGCTACATCTATATCCTTAGGTGGAGGTATCTTAGATGGACCATATACATATGCTGATGTTGATGATGATTTAGAAAATAACTTACCACCTGAAGTACAAAGTTTAATTATTACTGGTACTGGTGAAGTAGGTGAAACACTTACTGCTTCATGGACATTCTTCTCTCCATCTGGTTATTCTGCTGGTACACATTTGTATCAATGGAATATAGCTGATGAAGGTACTGGTGTATATACTGCTATATCAGGAGCAACAAGTTCTACTTATGTAGTACAAGCTGCGGATGCCGATAAGGATATTACAGTTACAGTAACACCTGTACAAACTGCTACAGCGCCTAAGAATGGTAATCCTACGGGAGACTCGGTTACATCATCCGCTGTTAATATTGTACCACCATTTGATCTTGGTGATATAGTTGATCATTACTTCCAGATGGGTAGTTATGATAACGTCCTAAATAGAGCACCTGATAGAGGTACTTCTGGTGGATCAAATTATTTTACAGCACCAGCAGGTAATGAACCTACATTAGTTACAACTGATCCTAACAACCCTTATTTGAATTTCGATCCGTCTGTAGCACAAAGGTTTTTAAACTTTACAACTGTAGCTAATACAACAGGTAATAGACATTTTGATATGGTTGCTAGAGCTAAGTGGACTGATATAAACGTTGCAATACGTACCTTATTTTCAGCAGCATCTAGCTTAGACTTTAGAAACGTTACCACATCTAAATGGTCATGCCGTGATTCACAGACATTTACTATGACCGGAACTGCTGATACAGTTCTTAGATCATTTAGAGTTAGAGCCTCATCTAATGGTTCAGTAGTAACAGTAAGAATACAAGTGGATAAGAATACAACTGCTGGTACTTATTTCTTAGATGAATCACTTACACTTAGCAATAATGGTGTTGCCATTGCAGCTACTACTGCTAAACTTGGCGCAGGTTTCACTGGTACCAATGGATTTAATGGAAGAATCTATGAATTTGGTTTAAGAATCAATACATGGATAGATGATCAATATGAAGATGATGTGTGGAATAGATTAAACAGCTTAGGATAATGCCAACTTTAGTTAACTGGATACCGAATCAATATACTCAAGAAGGAGCTAGTTTTAGTTATCAGTTTCCTGCTGATACCTTTACTGATGCTACAGCCTATACTGCTAATTTGGATCGTCCTGTATTAGGTAGATCATTACCTAGTTGGTTAACATTTACTTCTGCTACTCGTACATTTTCTGGAACTGTACCATCTGCTTGGGATGATCATGAAACTACCTATCATATAGTTGTAACAGCTACAGGAACTGGTGATCCCACTTATGCTATATTCGTCTTATCTATTGGGTTTACAGATAATGTTGGTAGACCGTGTTATAGGTCCAATTATCCACTTGATTTTACCTTAAATGCTGCTAATCTCTCTTCATTCCTTACAGCATCTGTAACAACGGGTGACTGGGTTAAGGTTGCAGCAGACTTATGGGCTTTATCTGGTACGGCTAATACTAAGATATCCGAGATAAGGACTAATGGTGGTTATATAGTTTGGGAATTAAATAATACTAATTTAGCTCTATTTGATTGGACAACTGTTACTGCTGGTGAAACTGTTGGATTAAACTTTGCATCTGGGAATATAGCTGCTCTTACTATTAATAATGATCTTATTAATGGTCTCTACGGTAAAGAGATTTATGTAACTAATATTGGTGCAATAGGATTCGTTGAAGATAATACTGGTGATAATCCTGTACTTATTAAACGATCTCAACATATAAGATTCATCGGTCAACCTGCTGATAATACTCCATACACATTTAACTCTTATGGTATAGGATTTAAATCAACTAGTAATACCGTATTTCGTTGTAATGATGGATTTAGAGGTAATATATCAATATCTGGATGTGAGGTTGGTCCAACTAACTTTATTGGTATTCAGATTAAAACTGACTTAACCCACCCTCCTACAGCTTCTCCGGGAGTAGACGCGGGTAACGCTGGTGATAGACGTACATCTCAGAATACTGCATCTCGTGATGATAACATGAGTTACATATCAATTCGTAACTGTTATATCCATGATGTAGATGGTGAGGGCATATACATAGGTGGTGGATTCTTTTCTGGTCGCGGTGGTGATGGTAACAGATTTTATCATATTATAGAACATGCTGCTGTAGAGTGGAATATTATTGAACGTACTGGATGGGATGCAATTCAAATGAAGTGTATTACCAAGTCTGCATTCATGAGATATAATTATGCTAGTGATATAGCTACCCTTAATCATGCTGGACAGAACTTTGGATACTTCTTTGCTGACGGATTTGCGGGTGAAGTAGCATATAACTTTATTAAAGATATTAATGGTACTGGTATACGTGGATACGATACTGGTTTAACTGAATGCCATCATAATTTAGTTATCAGACCAGGTACCAATGATTCATCACTATCTGGTGAGACTAGTACACAGTTACAGGGGTACTATGGTGCGGCTCTCCCTAATCCTTCTGGTGCTCCTATAGCTTATACTGGACAGCATTCAATTAATACTGATATACCTACTAACCTTGGTTACTCTCCGGGATATATAGCACGTCCTGATTTGACTAATGCTAACTTATATTGTCGTATATATCATAATACCTTTATTGGTCATGCTAATACAACTAAGACTATGCAGTTGTTTAGTGATACACCTCAAGGTAATGTGCAGAACAACTTATGGATCAACTGTGGACAAACAACTATAGATGCTCCTTCTGTCTTTACAAAAACTGGTAATTTAATGTTGACAGGTGTAACTCTTAGCACATACTTTAATGACTCTGCTAATGATGATTATAGACTAAAAGCTGGTGCCTCAGCTATTGCTGCTGGTGTAAACATTAGCTCTTATTCAACTAAGAAAGATTATGGTAATACATCTCATGTTACTGCTACTCCTTCTGTAGGTGCTTTCGAAACTGGCTCTGCTGCATGGACTGATATGTATCATTACGCTCTATTGGCTGGTGATCAACCTCCCGTAGTTGACTGTGGTGCTGATATTGATCTTGTAGTTAGCTCTACAACTATTACAGCTACGGCTTCTGATCCTGATGGAACTATAGCATCATATCTGTGGGAAACTGTATCTGGACCTAATGTACCAACACTGACTAATGGTACAACAGCGACAGTGACAGTAAGTGGCTTAGTTGTTGGTAGTTATCTATTCAGATGTACTGTCACAGATAATGATGGATTAACTGCTTCTGATACTGTAATAGTAACTGTATCTGCTCCTACATATACTTATCATCAATGGTACTCAGCTAGTGATTCAGCAGGCGCACCTAATTTGGCTACAATAGCTACAATTCCGGGAGCTACTGCTAAGGCATACACTCCTCCAACTGGACAGAATAAGTGGTTTAGGAGAGGTACTATACCAATTGCTAAGACTGGTAATCTAGTTGGAATAGAATATTTTACCTCATGGGTTAATGTACCCTAATTGGAATTAAAGTAAAATTCATATAACTTAGCGGGATAAATTTATAGAAAATGGCAAAATCAAAGAATGAACCGAAGTACAGCTACATGGATGTACAACTTGTTAACAAGATGTTAGGTCTTATTAAGAACGTAGGCTTAGAGGTAGGAACTCTTACTAAGCTTTTTAAATTAAAGAAAGCTATTAGAGAAAGTTTGGATGAACTTCGTAGTCTTCAAGTGGAAGTACTTAAGAAGTATGATGTCAAACCAAGTGCTAATGGTAACTATGAGTATGCAAGTCATACTAGAATAGAGGAAATTCAAGCAGATATGAATAAGTTAATTGGAACGAAGGTTGATCTTCAACCAACAAACTTTATGACTGTTAAGGAACTATCAAGCTCTGCTTCTGGTGTTGGTATTGAAGAACTTGATGTACTAGCAGAGATATTAATTAAAGAATAATGGCAGCTTATATCTATAATATAACAACAAAATCTGGGTTTAAAGGGAAGTTCTACTTCCCTGATACCCAGGTTCCCGTTGGCTGTATGCTGTGGTTTCATGGTATAGGTGAGAGTGGTACTAATGTTGAGTTACTAGATAATTATGGACCTCTTTATTATGCTAAAGATGCAGCTTTAGGTGTTCCTATTACCTATGCTGTTTTAGCTATTCAATTACCTAGTGGATCATGGACAGCAGAGCATGTTAAGGAATGCCTTGAATACCTTAGAACTGCTCAGGCTTCAAAGATAGATTTCTCTAGAATATACCTTTCAGGATGTTCTTGGGGTGGAGGAGCAGTTTGGGGTGGTATGTTAGATACAGAGGTTTCCAGACAAATAGCTGCCTTTGTGCCTATTTGCTGTGTTAAAGGCGCTACAAACCCTCAAACAATAGCTGACACTAAAGTACCAGGATGGGCGTTTCATGCTCAGGACGACCCTACAGTGAGTTCTAGCATAACAATTACTTCATGTAACAATGTTAATGCTTTGGCAGGCTATGAACAGATCAAAAAGACGATCTATGGTGGGTCTTCTCACGCTATATGGAACAAGGTTTTTAAAGAAGGACCACAATCAGGATTTACTGAATGGTTGAATGCTCAAAGGCGAGCAGATATTGGTCAACCTACTATTGAATATGTAAATACCATACAGATAATTGATGGAAGCATAGTAAGATTTACTACTTTAGGAAATACCTACGAATTCCCAATTAAATAAGATTTTTATATATTATCTTTGTAGGATGAATACCTTAATTATAGGGGACTTACACGAACCGTTTACTAGAGAAGGATACTTGAAGTTTTGCAAATCCATCCAGAAACGTTACAATTGTAAAAGAGTAGTATTTATTGGCGATGTTATTGATAATCATTATCCTAGTTTCCACACGACTGATCCTGATGGTTATGGAGGAGGAACTGAACTCGAACTAGCAATAGATAAGCTCTCTAAGTGGTACAAAGCTTTTCCAGAGGCATATGTTACAGAAGGTAACCATGATGCCTTAATTAAGAGAAAAGCTTTTGAAGGTGGAATACCTAAGAAGTGGATCAAGGATTATGGTGATATTTTACAAACACCTAATTGGGAATATGGTTCACAGTTTGAGTTTGAAAGTGTTCTTTATAGACACGGTACTGGTTCATCTGGCAATTTAGCAGCTTTTAATACAGCGTTATATTTACGTAAATCAGTAGTTCAAGGACACCTACATAGCTTTGCTTCTATTAATTATTCAGCTTCTGAACATGATAGAATCTTTGGTATGCAAGTAGGATGTGGAGTAGATCAAAGAGCTTATGCTCTAGCTTACTCAAAGGATTACCCAAGAAAGTTTATCGTCTCTTGTGGTGTAGTATTAGATAAAGGTAAGGTAGCATTTCCAATTTTAATGGACTTATAATATGGCAACAGTAGGCGACGAAATCGACAACTTAACAGAACGTATCTCTACCAAAAATAGAGTTATATACACGGCAGGAGCAGATTATACTTTAGGTAATAACGCTCCATTCTTTATTGAAGTACCCTCTGGTGGGGGTTCAGTAAAGTATACCACTGAAGGTGGACAAACTCAAACTGAAACAATGTCGGCTGGATATCATCCAACCTCATTTACAAAGATTTGGGCAGCAACAGCAATTAACTTGGTTATTACATTCTAATGATACTTACTAGGCAGCAATTAAAGTCAATGGTTCCTTTCGCTAAGGAATATCTTATTGATAGGTATTTAGAACCTATTAACAAGACTTTGACTGCGTTTGAGATTAATACTCCCAAACGTATTGCTGCCTTTATTGCTCAATTAGCACATGAAAGTGGATCATTTAGATATCATGAAGAGATAGCTGATGGACATGATTATGAAGGTAGAAAAGACTTAGGTAACATAGTAAAAGGTGATGGAAAAAGATTCAAAGGAAGAGGACTTATACAGCTTACTGGCAGGAACAACTATAGAAGTTTTAGTAACTTCTGTAATATTGACTTTGTTAGCACTCCCTCTCTTGTAGCAGAACCCAAATATAGTGCCTTAGCTGCTGGATGGTTCTGGAACAGAGCAGGGTTAAATGATCTCGCAGATAGAGATGATTTTAAAGGAATTACAAAAAGAATAAATGGTGGCTATAATGGTTTAGCTGATAGAAGTAAACATTGGATAAGATGTAAATCAGTATTAAACGTATAAATATGAGTCACTACGCAGACATTAAAGCCTCTATCTTAGGAGCCATCCTTTCCTTAGTAGGGGTTAATTTTTTAGGTTTAGCTCAGAACTTTTTAACAGCCTTCATACTAGGTATGGTAGGTGCATTGGGTGGATGGACAGCTAATAAAATATTAAAGCACATTGAACGTAAAAGAGATGAAACTAACAAAAAGATATAAAGGTAAGACTCCAATTTCTGTAGAGCTTATTTCTGATGTTCTGATGATTGTTTCTCAATCAATTACAGCTTATGCTATCTTCGCAGATAACCATATAATGGCTTTTATTAGCTTAATAACAGGTGTAGTAGGTAAGGTATTAGTAAGATTTGTAGAAGAAAATGAGAGCAACAATAGTGGCAGTACTAGCAGTCTTAATGGTCGTGGTACTCATAGGGATATTCAAGAATGAAGTTTCTAAAATAGAACAAGATAGAGATGCTAAAATCTCTAAACTTCAAGAAGTTATTTTTCAGATGGAAGATAGTATTACAGTTAATAAAGCTGAAAGAGATGTCTTCTTTGATCAACGTAACGATTTAGCTAATGAAGCAGACTCTCTGCATTATGTTTTAAAAACATTGAAGAGTAAGCCTAAGGTTAAAGTTGATAAGTTGACTAATGACGAATTAGTTAATGAAGCTATTAAAGAGGCTAATGACTCTTCTGGTGTTAAGTTACCTATACCACGTAATACAGTAGTATACTTGGTTGAGAAGTCAAAGGATTATAATCAGGTAATGGCTGAGTATGAAGTAGTGAGTAAGATCAATTTTAACTATCAAGCTCAACTTAAGATAGACTCAGCACTGTTTGTAAACTATGAGACAGATCGTAGTAATCTAAGACAGATAATTACTCTGAAGGATGAACAATTAGTTATTGAACGTGATAGTTTCAATAGATATAAACGTAAAGTAAAAACTAAAAATACACTGAAGGATATTGGTCTAGGCGTATTAGGAGGACTTCTGATATATGGCATCGTTAAATGAAATAGCATATTCAATAGCTACCAAACTTGGTAAGCCTATTGATTTTATGCTTATTAATGATTTAAAGTTCTCTATAATCAATTATAGGGCGTTGTTTATACGTCAAGACTATACTAAGAATGGACGTTATAATGCCTTATTTATACAAGACTTAGGATGTGTACCAACTGAGAAAGTTGACTCTGCTGAGTGTTGTGATGTAGAATCTGAGTGTAATGTTATCAGAACAGTAGATGAATTACCTGATCCTGTAAGACTTAAAGGCTTAGAGGATTTCGTATTTGTTGGTGCTATAGATAAGAAAACTAGATATACCATGATACTACCTGAAGAAGTTAGCTATGTATCATATAATAAGTATTCTAAACTAGACCCTAGGTATTACTATATGAACAGTAGAGTATACTTAGTGAATGCTACAGCGGGTTATGTTAACATACGTGGTATATTTGCTGATCCAAGAGAGGCGGCTAGATTTAACCATTGTGCAGGAGCAGATTGCTATACAGACGATACATATTTTCCATGTCCTGAAGACATGATAGCTGGAATTAAAACTGGTATTATACAAGGAGAGTTGCAAATACTAAGAGATACAAATGAAGGAAAAGAGATTAAGGCAGACTCGTAAGAGTCTAACAGCCATAGAAATGTACAAGTTTTTTAAAAAGAAGAATACTGATGATGTCAGCTATTTACTGTTTAAAGAGGTACTATCAAGATTTAATAAGAAGATATCAGATGCGATCCTCATGGGATATACATTTAACCCTAAGTTTCATCTAGGTAGAATTAGAATAAAGAAGGTTAAAAGAAGTTTTAAGGCTGAACCTCCTATTGATTGGGCTGAGTCACGTAAACTTCAAAAAACAGGTGTAGAGAAATATCTGGTTTATTATACTGATCCATATTGGTATAGATGGTACTGGGAAAAGAAGAAGTGTACAGTTAAGAACAAGACGGTATACAGTTTTTCTCCAACAGTATCTAACTCTAAGAAGGACGGTAATCGAAATAAATTAGTTAAAATGTTACGGAGTGATCCTCTCGCAGCTTTAAGATTTCAACCATGATATACAAGTTAGTTTCTGCAAAATTCATTATAGCTAAAATCTACAGAGATTTCAAACCTACTATACCCGGTTGGGAAGCCTCAGCTATTGAATGGATAGGTGAAGCAGCAGAAGCTATTGGTCAATCAGCAGGTTTAACTAATAAGTCTACTGGTAATGAAGGATGTCAAGATGCTCTTACAATAGAGAATTATCGTGCTAAGCTCCCATGTGATTTAGTCAATTTGCAAGCAGTTGAATACAACGGTAGAAGATTACCTTATGGTGGGGATCAAACAGGATTCTCACTACCTGATCGTGCTCGTACAACAGATATATACTCTAACAATGGTGTATCAGTTGTTACTGATCTTGAGGCAGGTTTATCAGCTTCTACCGAGAGGCTTATAGATTCAGCTATTGGACCAGAACAAGTAGTCTCTGACTACTACCTAATCAACCCTAATTATATTATAACTAGCTTTGAATCCGGACATATAAAGCTTCACTATGAGGCATATCCTGTATGTAGTGATGGATATCCAATGGTTCCCGATCATTATTACTATGCAACAGCAATTTCATGGTATGTAATGAGTAAACTGATGCTACTTGGTTATAGTAACCCTGTAGTAGATTATAAGATGGCACATGCATCTTGGTGTGAATACAAGATATTAGCTCGCAATAAAGCTGCGTTTCCTTCCATTGATAAGATGGATAGATTCAAGAATATGTGGGTTAGACTTATACCAAATCAGACATTGCCAAATGATTTCTTTGCAGGAGGTGAAACAGGAGAATCTATCAAATATGTATAACATGGATATTTCTCGGGAGTTATTTGATTTCATAAGATTTTATGGACAAATAGTATATGCTTCTCCACATTACCAAGGATACTTGTTCAAGCACAAGTCTGGAAGATATGTGCAGTTTTTTACACATTCATCATGAAATTAGACAAAGGACTTAATACTGATCTCTCTCCAATAGACCTTCCTGAAGGCTATTACTTGGACGCTAGAAATATGCTTTTCTCTAGGAAGTATAATGCTATGTCTAATGAGGATGGCTTTAATGAGTTGTTTACATTACCTGCTACACCTATAGGTACAATCACATTAAATAATGATGATTGGGTTGTATTTTGCTCTGATCCTACTTATGATGAAATAGGCTTAGTTTCTAATGGTACGTATACTAGAGTATTAAAAACAACCTCAGTTTCTGATCGTTTGAATCTCTCTACAGATTATCCGGTTAAGGGTAGATTCAGAGTATCTAATAGAGGTGAGAGAATTATATCATTCACTGATAATAACAATCCTCCTAGAATACTTAATATTGATACATTACCTTTTCCTGTAGATGTTACTAAGGTACCTACACAAAGTGGTTCAATTAACGTACTTAATATATTCTCTGCTGGTGATCCACCAACCATAGCTACATCACTTAATAACACTGGTGGGTTTCTAAAGTCTGGTACATACTTCTTTTCATGTTCATATACTGCTACGGATAACACTGAAACAGGATACTTTACTGCTGTAGGTCCGGTTAAGATAACTGATGATACCACATCTGTAGGTGCAGCTCGTTTTGATGGTGCTCCTGCTGGAACTATTACTTCTAAGAGTATTAGACTAGTTCTATCTGGTGTAGATAATCGTTATAGATTTCTAAATATTGGAGTGATCTCTGTAATAGGTGGAGTACAGACATTCAATAAAGTAGGTCAAGTTGAAATAGTAGATGGGACAACCACTTATAGCTTTACATACACTGGTAACGAGACAACTACTACTCTTAATCTTGAGCAACTTGTAATACAATCTCAAGGTATATATCAAACAGCTAAAGCTATTGCCGTAATCAATGATAGATTAGTTCTAGGTAATCTTGGCTCGCGTGCTCCATTTGATTATCAAGCATATGCTAACAACATTGATATTACATGGGAGCATCAACTTATAGATGTAAGTAACTCTGCATCTAATCTACAAGCTATAAATAACCTTCAGGAAAACTGTTTTAGAGCATTTGAGATATATGCTTTCTACATTGTATTTAGATACAAAGATGGTTCATATTCTCCTGCATATCATATTCCAGGTCGTACAGCTAACGCTGGTGATACAGATAATGTTGTATTTGCATCATCCTTAGGTACTGTTAAGAAATATCAAGTATATGATACTTGTTTAACTGATGGTACTATGAGTTATTGGGAGAATGAGAATGAGACCTATCCCACAGACTTTCCTGACTTTGCTGGTCAGAAAGTTAGACATCATAAGTTTCCTTCAATCAACTTCATTAAAACTAATGGAGTAACCCTGGGTTATTCAGCAGCAGATGTAGCTGCAATAGGTTTAACTAAATTACCTAGATTATACTTTAGAGCATCTAATGTTATTGTACCTGCTGGTCTTCAATCACAGATTGATGGATGGCAGATATACTTTGCTAAGAGAGATATTAATAATCAAACGTGTGTCGGACAAGGACATTTAATATTTGCTCATCAACACTCTGGTAATACATCTAATTTAAGTCCTAATTCTAATGTATACTATGGTCCAGTTAATGCTAGAACATCATTGGTCAAGGCTAATCCCCTTATTGATCTTGATGCTCCTATAACTAAACCATGTCCTACAAAGGTATCGTTTCACTCACCTGATCTAATACTTAATAAACCACAAGTAGTACCTAGTTATGTACGTAATGAAATATTACTTACCTCTCTAGCCTCTTCTGGTGCAACATCTGGTCAAATTATTCAATCTGTAACGGATGCATATTTAAGGCAATATGTACTCATTGATTATGTAACATCATCTAGTAATGCTACAGCTACTGCTGCATCATTCATTGATATTATAAGATCAGTTACTCCTAACAATCCTCTATATGTCCCAAACAATGTTATATCTGGTAGTATATATAATTACTATAGCTCTGAGTACATATCCCTCGACATCGAATTAGCTGGTACACTAACACTTCCTGGTGTATTCACTGATAACGTAATACCTAGAACAACTAATACTGCTGGGTATTCATCAGCTAATACTAAGGAAGCTACATATTTGAGTAATCTGTGTCAATTACTTAGAAACGTATACTCACCATTCACTACACAAGACTTAGTTGCATCAAGTGATATTATAGCATCTGGTACGACTAGTACTGTCAATACAATAGTTAGAGGAGATAATTATATAGCTGATTATAGCTTTACATCTACTATATTCAAGCATCTATATCATGCTAATAATACTATCATTGATGATGATCAAACTGATGGTAACAATGACATACCTGATGGATTAAGATACATAAGACGTTATGCTACTGAATGTAACATAAACATAAAAATGCGTCATGAAGGTGTAGATAACAATAGTAAATACTATGGTAAGTCTAGTTATCCTATTTCAAGTAATGTTTCGTTACGTAACAGCTACTTAAAAGATTGGGATTCATCTAAGCCATATATCATAGAGTTCAATTCCGATTATAATGTTGTTAATACATTTAATCCAGTGTTTCCTCGTAATACTACAATTGATACTCTTGAGCGATTCCCATATAGGATTATAATGTCTGAGAAGAATTCAAATGAGCTAGCTGACTCTGGTTGGAGAACATTTCTTCCTAATAACTATAAGGATATGCTGACAACTAAAGGTGAGATTACTAACCTAGAGTCGTATGATGATGTTCTTCTCATACATCTTGAGAACAGTCTATTCAGAACTGTAGGTGCTCAATCTTTAAAAACAGGTACAGTAGATGTATATGTAGGCTCAGGTGAAATATTTGCCAATGAACCTAAGGAAGTATTAGCATCTGAAATGGGTTATCTAGGTAATCAAAACATGTTTGGTTGTGGTGTTACTAAATTAGGCTATGTGTTCTTTGATGCATCTCAGGGTAAATTATTTGTGGTATCAGATAAGATAGCTGAATTATCATCTAAAGGCTTACGTAATTATCTACGTGATAACTTTATAAATGATCCAGTAGTGGATAATCCATTTACTTCAACAGGTATCACTATAGCGTATGATGAGAAGTATAACAGACTTATTATATCTAAGAAGGGTGAGAATTCATTTACTCTAAGTTATTCACCAGATATAGAAGGATTTGTAAGCTTTCATGACTATGTACCAGATTGGATGATTGGTACACGTAATAAGGTGTTTAGTATTAAGGACAATGTAGTATATGAACATAATCATACTACTAAGGCTAGTTACTATGATCAAACTGTTTATCCGACATATATAACACCAGTTGTTAACATAGATAATGTAGTTAATAAGCACTTTAGATCAGTCTCATGGAATACAGAATTGGTTAACTCTTCTGGCACATCTCTTTTCCATAAGACATTTACTGAAATTTTGTTATATAACTCTTACCAGTGTTCAGGTAATATAACATTAAGCTACCCTAACAATATATTCAACTCTGAAACGACATGGAATTTCAATAACTTTTACGATGTGGTAAGAGATAGATCACTTCCATTTATGGACTCTAGTGGACTGATACTCAGTAACTTGAATTCAAGTATGTCATGGTTTAAGCAAAGACGCTTTGTAGATAAGTGGCTTGCTATGAAACTAACATACGATAATACTGATCAGAATACGTTATTTTTGTATGATGTCAGTACGTTAATGAGGAAGTCTGGAAGGTAATGGAAATCTGATATGCTAGATATAGGGAAAAGATATAAGTATCAAATGGGAGGATTCCAATGGAAGAATCCTGATATGGGAACCAACATTCAACAAGGTGCAGGTGTCCTTGGTAGCTTTATTTCCCAACTAGATGCAGATGATCCTTCAACAGGGTCTGGCGCAGCATCAGGAGCACTGTCAGGTGCTAGTATGGGTGCTGTCGCTGGTCCTATTGGTGCCGCAGCAGGAGCTATTATAGGCGGTGTAATGGGTGGTATTAATGGTGGTAAAGCACGTAGAGAGAAACAACGTGCGGAAGAAACTCAACGTAGACGATTTGAACAGTCTATTAGAGATTCGTCACAACAAGTACTTCAAAATTATCCAACTCAAGGTGTTGAAGTATCTGGTTATTATGCTAAATATGGTGGACAAATTCCATCATTCCTTACAAATGCTTTGGCTGAGGGTGGTGAAGTGGCTGTCTCGAACTCTATGCCACTTACTGATCAGAATGGAGAAATGAATCCTCTTGCCTCCAATGTCTCTAAGTTCGAGGGAGCATCCCATGATTCATCTTCTGGTGGTATTGGTTTCAACTCAACGTCCGATACGATTATATTCTCAGATGCTCTGAGAACACCGGAGGGCATTACATATGCTAAGCAAGCCGAGTTATGGGGAAAGGAAAAGGGTAAATTTGAGTCTAAACTTAAATATGCTACTGATGAAGCTGCTCATAATACAGCTACTAGAATGATTGAAAAGATCAATAAAAGATTGGAGTTACTTTTTCAACATCAAGAACATTTTAAAAATGCCTAAATTTCCATTATGGTTAAATCCCAAAAATTGGGGAGTAGAAGATTTTTCCGCAGAGAAATCCTTTAAAAAAGCCTATGCCAAGGCTAGAACTAAAGGATTGCAGGAATTTATATTTAACAATGAAAGATACAATACTGATTATAATGGGACATCTAATGAACAATTTAAAAAGTATGGTAATACTAATAAGTCCATAAATGCGAATGTTTCAGATAGTGATAACACCAGACAAGTTCTCAAACATTTAGCTAGAAGTGGGAAAAATGGTAAATCTCCTGGTGAGTCCTTAGATAGATTGTATGAAATACATGAGAGAGTAGGTAATCCATCAGTAGAATTAGATCCAGGGATAGATAGGTCGCATTACAACGCAATTACTAATACAATGAAGATTCAACGGTATGGGGATTATGCCGATGAGGCTAGCCATGCTGCACAAAGTAATGTGATCTTCAGAAGTATATCGGACTGGTTTAAGGATCCATATATTTCTAGTGACGGTTACGAGAGACAATACGATAGAAAAGGTTCGGTTGAATATAACGCTCACAAGGTAATCGAACCTTATATTAGAGATTTAATGGATGGTAGTACAAATCTTAAAAAAGATAAAAAAACAATTTTTAACAGTGGTGGTATGGCAAAGTTTAAATATTTAAGAGGCGGAAGAGTCTTTGAATCAGATAAAGCATATAATCTTCCTCAAATAGGTCAAGATGGTAAACTTCTTACACCTAAGAAAACTACTACTCCTGACAAACCACTTAAGAATCTAAGTACTGACGAACCTTGGAACAATCCAGAACGTCAATGGTATGGTGGATCAACTAACTTAGGTAAAGGCGAAGATTTGTATATTGATGATAGTGGTAACTTAGCTAAGAAACCAGTTAAAAAGATTACAAAGAAACCTCTTGAGATTCCAACTAAGCCTATTCTACCTGACGCTACAAGTAATGTAAACACTAAGATGCAAGCTATTATAGCTGGTCCAAAACCAGTTGTAGGTAAGCCAGTATTTAATGATGGTGGTTTTATTCAACGTAAGAAGCCAGTACGTCAAGGTCTTCAAGCTGCTGTTGAGGGTATGTTTAAGCAAACTGAATCTAATCCAGGTTTACCAACTGCTGGTACTTCTCCAACTACGCCTGCTGCTCCTCAGGCTACTTCTATGATGAATAGCAAGAAAAGCTTTGGTGATATACTTGGTTCCACTGCTCCGTTTTTGGATAATGTAGCTAATCTTATTGCTACAAAGAATACTCCAAGTGTACCTAGTCCTACATATACTGCTCCTCCAAGGATGCAGACTAAGATCAACATTGATCCACAAATTAAAAAGATTAATGAGGATGTAGCTACTACTTCTAGAGCAATTGATCAAGGAACATCTTCTGCTGGTGTAGCTAATGCTAATAAAGCTAAGCTTGTTGCTGATAAATGGAGAGCAACTGGTGAACTACAAGGTAACAAGGTTAATGCTGAGGCTCAATTAACTAATCAAGCAGCTTATGCTGATTATCAAGGTAGACGCTCTAATGATGCACTCAGCAATCAACGTAATCAAATGGACATGATGAGGACAGATGATGTCAATTCTCGTTATGCAGGGGTGTTATCTGACTTTGGTTCTGATATAGCTAATATCAATCGTGAGAAGAATCTAATGGCTAGAGATAAAGATGCTATGAGAATGCTCATGAAAACTAATCCTGATGCCATATATCAATTTGCTGATACTGCTACATTTGAAGAACTATATAGAGATAATGAACCAGAACTTAGAAAATTAATTCTTACACAAAGAGGTTCTGAACAAAAAGCTAAATTATCTGCACTATATAAGAAACTGTTTAACCGCGACATCTAATGCCATTATTTAGTGAACTTAAGTATAATAACTACGTACCTCAATATGTAGGAGCACCTCTTGATGAGTATCTTAGAGCATCTACTGCTGTACAAGATCGTTATAATCAAGTTCAAGAAGGATATTCTCTTCTTGGAGAGTTATCTGAATCTTTACAAACATCCCCATTAGAGGGTGATCGTGAGGCTAAGAAAGCCTTACTTAGTAATGTTACTGGTAAAATTAATGAAGCTGCTGCTAGAGGTGATTTTGATCAAATGCAAAATGAGATGAGATCACTTGCTAAAGAGTACGCTAAACAAGCTACACCTATTAAAGAGAATCTCTCTCGATATCAGTCTGCTGAAAAGGCAATAGCATCGTCTGAACTCCCTAAACATCATCAACAATACCTTTTATCACAACTTAGGTCCAAAAAGGGTTTAACCTATGATCAAGATGGAATGCCTCAATACTTACAGGCTGATTCATTCGCTAAGAATGTTGATCTCAAAGGTGTGTATGAGAAGTTTATAAATGATTACAAATCAGATAAAGCTCCTAATGGAGTATACCAAGTTAAAGACCCTGTTACTGGATTAGTTGAGTATTACGCTAATAATACTAATGAACGTGTAGATGCTGATGAAGTAAGACAAGGATTACAATTACTTGCCTGGTCTGATCCTGAAGTACAACAGTTTATATTGCAAGATGCACAAGCTAGTGGTGTAGAGATTAAAAACGCTGGTGATTTCCTTAATCATGCTGCTCCTCTTATGGAAGCATATACTCAAAAAGCTGCATTTAATAAGAAAGACCTTGAATTTAAGCTAGGAGAAGCTGGTAATTATAGAGCTAAACAGAAGGAAGATGAGATTGGTTCAGGTTATACATTTGATATTAACTGGGGTATTCCAGCTAAGCAAGGTGTAGCTAGTCCAACTGATTTAAGAAACTCTGGTAAAGCTTTAGGTTCTCAAAAACAATCTATTAATGATGAATTCGGAAAGTTTCTAAAGAATAATGGTGATACGATTGATCCTCTTACAGGATTATCTAAGTCTGGTGTAGATTACTCTGATGAAGTGAGTTTATATAACCAAAAACTTGATCAAGTAGATGCTCAGAAATGGGAACTATCTGAGATCGAACAAGCTGCTAAACGTGATGCTGGTCTTCCTAATAACTGGACTCCTAATGAACAAGTTTTACGTGAGGCTGAAAAGGCTTATCACCAAGCATACACTGCTGGTATGGCATCTAGTTCTAGGGATGGTGGTACTACTGAGGAACAACGTAAGGAAGCTGCTCAACGTGCTTATGAGAAAGCTCTTGATCAATCTTCTGATCCTTCAATGAAAGCTTATAGAACAGCTCTTAAAAAGAATGCTAAAGATCGTACAGATGTACGTGGAGTAACAACTTTTGGTAAAGGAGCAAGGTCTGAAATGGATATGATTGGTAATAGAATTATAGCTGGTGAATGGGGATTTGTAAAAGCTAAGGATATAGCTACGGGTAGGGAACTTACTGAGCTTAATGAATATGGTACTATGACTGAGAACCTTGGATGGACAACAGACAATGGTGAAGTACAATTAGTATATAAAACAGGTGAAGCTGATAAGCATGGTAACTTTGTACCTAGTCAAAATAAAGTATCAATACAAGCTCCACCAGAACTTACACAACATCTTATCAAAAAAGGATATATTGATCCACTAGATTTAGATATATCTAGGCAAATAGGTTCCTTTGGAGGTAATGTTAGAATTGGTAATCTAGCTGCTGATGTGGAAATCAAACGTAATGCTGAGACTGGTCCTTCTAATGTTACAGTAGTTCTTAATGATGGAAAGAAGCGTGTTGCATTCCCTTCAACAGGAGCAGCGGTAAAATTTTTAAATAATTTAGCAAAATCGGTTAATGGAAATTAATGATTCTCTGATCAACAGTTCACTTGATAGTACTCTTACAGGCGAACCAAAGAAAGTATTTACTAAAGGTAATGTATCTGAAGATCAGATAGAGAAGGCTAGACGTATGACCCTTGGGGAATCTCCTCAAGAGTTAGCAAGACTTGGTGCTGGTACAGCAGGATATGATGTTCGTCCAGACAAGTATGATTTCCAATTAAAAACATATGGTGATAATCAAGAACTAAGAGCTAATCGCTTTGGAGTTCTTAAGTCATTTGGTGCTGGTTTAGGTAAACTGGTAGGTAATACTATAGCTGATATAGCTAGTGCAGGAGCATCTGTTGCTGCTATTCCACAGGCTATTGCATCTGGTGATGCTAACGTTCTTTTTGATAACGGTATCTCTGAAGCTATTAATGATGCTCAGAGTTATGTTAATGAAGAACTCTTTCCTATTTACAATTCTGTAAAGGATAATGACAAAAACATTCTACATAGAGCACTTACTGACCTTGAATTCTGGACTGATGATATTCTAGGTGAGGGTGTACCATTTATATTATCTGCTTATCTTACCGCTTATGCTGGTGTAGGAGCACTTAGACCTCTTACTAAAGCTAGATATCTTTCTAAGATTAGTGCTGCTAGAGGAATGGGTGCTGAGGCTACTACAGCTATTGCTAAGAATCTTCAGAAAACTGAACAGATCACTGCTGCATTTTTGGCACGTACAACTGAAGGTATGGTTGAAGCTAGAGATACCAGAAACATGGTATATGATAAGCTTATAGCTAAGGGTCTTTCTCCTGAGGAAGCATCTAGTGAAGCTGGTAAAGCTGCTATGGCTACATTTGGTCTTAATTATGCATTGATGCCGATTGAATATATTCAAGCTGGCACATGGTTTAAAAACTTTGCAAAGTCTAGAGATCAATTACTTCAAGCGACTAAAAAGGGTATCGCTGTACCTAAGCGTTATGCTCTGAATAAAGCTGCATCTGACGCCGGTATCAACATGATTACTGAAGGTCCAATTGAAGAGAACTTTCAAAAAGCTGTTCAGGATTATGTATACGAGAGATTTACGGGAAATGATAGAAATGAGATTAGACCTTGGGAAACTGAAGTTGAAGATGGTATCGCTGGATTATTCTCTAAAATGGGGGAAAATTTTACGACTAAGGAGGGATGGGACGCTATTGGTACCGGTTCTATTCTTGGTGGTTTATTCGGAGGTGCGGCTACTGCATTCTCAGCGAACTCTAAATCTGAGAAACAAAGACTCTCAGAAGTAAAGAATGATCTTGAATTATTTAACTCTGGTAAAGAGAAGGTTGATGAACGTGTTAGCTCTGTAATAGATAATCTTAAGGGATTTGATACACTTGACAAGCTTTCTAAAGTACAACAACTAAAAGGAAAAGAGAACTTCTGGAATGTATTTGAGTCATTGAAATTTGCAGAATATGCTTTTGCCAATTTTGAAGCTGGATTAGGTCAGAAACTTCATGATCAAATAGACGAGATTGAAGCTTTGTCTGATGATGAATTTGTATCCGGTTATAAGGATAAGAACAAAGTAGAGGAGTTAAAATCCAAAGCAACTCGTTATGAGGAGCTTTATAACATGATATCTGAACGCTTTCAGATAGGTGATTCTAAAGAGGGTCGTAAGGTTAGACAGTCTCTATTCAGAGAGGCTATCCTACAGGATGAACTTAACAAGGAGATTCAAAACTTTACTCCTAAAGTAGATGCTCTTAGAGATCAATTTAGACCTACTAATGAGTATGAGCAAATCATACAGGATAAAAATAGTCTAGTTAGAGAGAATAACTCTCTTAAGAATACTATAAAAGATATTAAGTCTACAACTGATCAAGCATGGTTTAGTCAGTTCGGTGAGAAGCTTGCAAAGAAGCTTATTAAAGATGTTGATTACAACAAGAAACTTATCAATAAGCTCGAAAAGGCTAAGCAAGAGTTTATTGAGCGTCAGGGAGAGGATTTTGTAAAGCCTAGATCAACAAAGTCTAGAGTACTCAAGGATGAATTAAAGCTTGCTGAGAAGAGTTTGGTTGAAATGAAGACTGCACTTAATACTTCTATTAAGCGATATGATCTTCTTGCTAATCCTTCTACTCAAAAAGGAATGAGCTTTATGATTAGTGAAGCTACTAAATCTAATACTGAGGCTAAACAAATAATTAAACAAAGTGAAGCTCAAGTTAAACAAGCTGAGACTGCCTCTAAGGTATCAACCGAAATCAACAAACCTGTTGAAAAGGTGCTCTCAAACACAGCACAACTTGGAGATTCTGTAGTTGCAAATAAAAAGCAAGATGGCTCAGAAATTAGAGGAGTAGTATCTGAGGTTAATCCTGATAATACTATTAAGACTATTCAATCTAATGGAGTATTATACAGACCTACTGAATTAGATAGTGTTGTAGTATCAGCTAAAGTAGCTGAACAAGAA